TAGTGATGTACAGAACATTTTTGCCCATCGACATATTTCCAGCGGCAACATGACACATAAACAAAGACTTACCAACACCAGTACCAGCAAGAGCAATATTGAGTGTTTTAGCAGGAAGACCACCTTTTGTAATTTTGTTAAAGAACTCCAAATCGAAAGGGATTCGTTCTTCATGACGGTGGTAAAATTCAAATCTATCATCGCTGTTCTCCAAATAATCATGTCCTACAGATGTATCAAATGTTACCGCCAATGCATCTGATAAGATTTTGGGAATTTGACCTTTGTCGTGTAGTTTGTCTTTGCCATCGAGTATTGAAATAGACCCCAATACAGCGTTATAAATGGCTTTTTCTTGACAAAATTTTTCTGTTTTATCGACAAGCCATCGAATGTCGGACTGCTCGCTGCCAGATGTTTGAATCTCCGTAAGGTAAGTCTCACATCTTTGTAATTCATCGCTCGTAAGATTTCGCCTTTCTTTGACGGCAATAGAGAGAGCTTCAATCGAGGGTGTCGAATTATAATTCTCCGTGAATGTGGAGATTTCATCGTAGATAGCCCTTTCTGTTCTGTCTGTAAAATAATCAGCCTTCAAGAAGGGGAGGACTTTTCTTAGGTATTCGTCCGAGTAAATCAAGTGTTTCAGTATCGTCTGTTCTAGTTTCATCAATTATATCCCCATCAATATTATCACTCATCAATCCAATTAACATATCTCCAAGATACGTTTTGAATTTAACATCTTCCATCAATTTTTTAGGTTTTATATCAGGAGATTCTAACACATCGAAAGCAAAATGTAAATGGGGTCCGTCATCTTCTTCCGTTATCTTCACTTTGCCATACTTAAACACCACATCTTTGTATTCTCCCAATAAAAATTTGATGTGGGTTATAGTTTTATCATTTTTGGGATATATGAAACAATAATCTATTCCTTCTATCATGCTTCTTCCGTTTGCATAATGTCACCGGTAGTTATGCTATATTTGTTCATAACATACTCAGTAAATGTACTATCATTTAGAATTGATGTCCAAAAATCTTTCGTATCTGTTTCTTTGATACGATACTTCTTTTCATCAACTTCACCTGTTTCCATATTTACTTTAGAATACCAACCATTGCTAGGCTTAACAACGTGACCAGATTCCAAAGCAATGTCAAGCAAGCCAGACCAACGACTGATGCCACCGTCAAACGAGACAGTAACTGGTATCTTTGATTTTTCTTTAACATATCTACTCTTTTCTACATTGATAATGAAGTTATATCCGACAATCTCAGTACCTTCTTTTTCTTGTTGGCGACCAAGAATGAAGATGTTGTCGGCTGAATAATAAGAACCTGTACCACCACCAACGATGTCTTTAGGGAACATTCCGATTTCTTTGTAAGTGTGATTCACTACAATCATTGGAATATCTTTCAAAGATAAATGTGGTGTCACCATTCTGAACAAGGATTTAACTTGTTTAGCACGAGACATATCTGCCACAGATTTCTCAGATAAAGCATCTTCAACTTCTTTCTTTGAGGCCAGATTACCAATTGAATCAATGATGATAATTAAGTGTTCACCACGAGTCAACTCAGTTAACTGTTTCATAATATCAAACTTCAACTGTTCAATGTCAGTAAGAGGAGTATGGAGGACACGATTAGTGTCAATGCCGAAGGAATCGAAATAAGATTGAGGAGTGCCAAACTCAGAATCATAAAATAAAAGTGCAGCATCTTCATATTTGTCCAGATAAGATTTGGCCATCAATAAAGAAAATGCAGTCTTAAAGTGTTTGGATGGACCTGCCCACATTGTAAGACCTGGTGTTAAACCACCGTCAAGTTTACCTGAGAGTGCAACGTTAATCATTGGGATTGCCGTTGGAATCATATCCTTCTGTGTGAAGAACTTTGATTTGGATAGAATTGCAGATTCTTTGATGCTGCTGTTCTTTTTGATTTTGTCTAATATACTCATTTCATTCCTTTGTTAAACATTTCTTTTGTAGAAATTAATATCATCTTCATTACCTGTCATCTTAAAATTGGACTTGATTGCCATACCTTTCTTGGCCAATTTCTTTTCTTGTTTAGTATCTATTGGTGTTTGAATATCAGGTATAACTACACCTTTTGGTTTTATTGGTTCAGGCTCAGGTTCTGGCATAGGAATTTGTTCGCTATACATTACATTTTGCTCTGGTTCTATTTCAGGCTCTTTTTTAAGAGACATGTTACCCGCTATCAATAATAACACAGCAAGAGGGTCAAATACAACCATAATTAGAATGATTACCAATCTAACTGCTTTGTCTATGATGTCTCTTTCTCCTGAACCATATATCAACTCAGCAACATACTTGATTGGGCCAAAATCCGATTCCGCCTTCTGTAACGCCACATTAAGAGGGCCTCTTTCTTCGTTAAGGGAAGAAATTGTTTTTTGTGACTCTGATATCTCTTGGCTAATTCGACTGCGTTCTTTCGCTTGGGCTTTGCGGACAGCAATTGCCTTGTCTGCACCTTTTTCATCTTGTGAGCGTGCCATAACTTGGTCCACGCCCTCATCAAGTTGTTTGAGAACCGTACGGTTGGCATTTATATTCTCCTTTTCGGTTTTAATTTTCTCATCTAACATTGCTACTTTATCAGTCAATGGTGCCATATCTGCTGAATGTTCCAGATGAGCCTTCGACAAGTATCCAAAGATACCCATTGAAGTAATCGCCATTAGAATAACAATAGCAGACACCATATAATACTTCATCAATCTTGGTGCAGTATCCCAATTGCGATACACCCAAGATGTTGTGACCAGTTTAGAACCTTCTAGTACAGAACCCATAATGATAATAGGCCAATATGAACCAGGAAAGATTGCAGCCAGACCTATAACTGAATATAGACCGGCACAGGCAGATAAAGCGAAAGCAGCAAGAAAAGTAAAATAAATCATGTAAAGAAATCTTCCAAAGAACTAACTTTTTCAGTAGACCATCCCATACAATCTAAGATTACTTTAATTGGCTCAAGGAAAGTCTTTTCGAATTGTGTATCATAATCTATATAACGAGAAATGTCAAATTCTTTAGGCAATCTTGCCGGATATGAGATAACGGTATCCTTGAAAGGATTTGGCATTTTCAGATAAGAGAACTTAATCTTTTCGCCTTCTTGAATCAATGGATACTTCTTGGTTAGTCCCATTTGTTGCAGATGATGGTTGTATAGTATGGCGCCTTTGACATGAATAGGAGTTCCAAGTTTATATAACTGCAATGAATCGGCATACTTAGCAAGTCCATTGATACCACGAGGAAAAGATATATCTTCTGGTGGCAATTTACTGAAGTATTCTTTGAATTCTCCAATAAACCTGTGCATATCATCTTCAGTACCAGAAATCATAATCTTAATTGATTCTTTCATCTTCTCTCTTACGGCTGCAGGAGTAGATGATTTAATCATTTCAAGACCCATGACTTTAAGACTTGGCTCATTATAACGAACACCCTCATTGTCATAGACATTCATAATGTAACGTTTCTTGGCAGTCCAGATACCTTTGTCTGCAAGTGCTTCACGTTTCATTTGCATCTTCTGTGCCCACGCATTAACATATGTGGCCAATTCTTGGTATGAATCACTAATGTATGGTTCAATTTTTTGCTTACAAACACGGTCCATAAAGTCAATCACTTTGGTTTTTGGAGGCACAGCCTCACCATTGCCACCATAAACTTTATTGACCAAAGGACCAAGTTTCAGATAGATTGAATCTGTGTCAGAAGCAATTACATAATCAACATCATTTGTATTCAACAATTTGTTCATGTACTCATTGAGTTTTGCTTCTATCCACCGAATTGATAGTTGCCCAGCAGTAGTGACTCCAAGAGCCATACGCAAATCGTAAAAGCGAAAATACTGAGACCCAAGAGCACCGTAGGCAGAATTAAGAGAAACTTTCTTAGCCAATTGAAGATTGTTGTATCTTGCAATTCTCTTTTCAATATCATACTTCTTACTATCATCCTTCTCATTCTCATACTCCTGTTTCGCCTGTAACATCATCTTCTTGAATTTACTTCTATCAGTATACATTTCTTCCATCATCTTAGGCAAGAAGCCTTGTTTGTCTGTACGGAAGAATTGACCGTTCGGTGTAATTGTTACTTTATCACCAATATTTGATAAATTAATTTGTTTAAGCAGCAGTTTATTGACGGTTACGCCTTGAGAAATAATCTCACGCATTTCATCTGTATAATCTTCAGGTTCAATCAGAGTTTCTGGACTGATATTGTACTGCATCATGAGGTGGGGGTAGAGTGAATTTAGGTCAAAGCTGGCGATATAATCGTGTAATCCAACTTGAACTTCTTTAACATATGCGCCTTCAAATGCACCATCTTTTTCTTGTACGTCACGTGGTGGAACAACAATACTATCTTGCATCAAACGATTATATGTCAATGCATCCCACATTCTAGTCTGTGCAAACACATCTTCATAGTTACACTTTGTATCATAAGCCAAAGTCAAAGCCAATTCAATCAACTTCAACTTATCTTCCAAACGAATAATCAACTCAACGTCTTTGATGTTATATTCAATGAACTTTTGAAAGTTTAATCGATACAATTGGTGT